GAATTCTTTTTTGATAAAAAATTTTTAATTTGTTTGCTGATCCTGCAGCAGATGCATTAGCTGTAGGATAAATAGTTAAAGTAGTGTGGGAGATAAATCTTTGAACCCAGAAATTTGAAGGTGTACTTTTAGTGGTTTTATTTCCATAGCCAGCATAAGTAGACCTGTCTATTTTGGTCATTGTAGTATCTGCTTGAGTTCCGCCGCTGTTATTATTGTATTGACGAAAAGAACACTGCATGATGTCACTAATTCCATAAATATTAGTGTCAGCAGTTCCTGTATCATCTACAGAAGGAGCACTTGTCCCATCTCCTGATGATCTGTAAAATTTATATTCTGCTTGGCCTTCAACTAAAGTAACGTTTGTAGTTCCTACTTCCCAATAATGAAGTCCTCTATTTCCCCATTCAGAGAATAAAACATTTAAAGATCTTTTAGCTGATCGGATTTGATTTCCAGCAGTTCCGACAAGACCTATTCTTTCGTATGCTTCCATGATTACATCATCGATCGCATAGTTCTTATCAAAAACATATGTACCAGAAGTAGTGTTCGCCATTGGCTACCTCTTTACGTGAATGTGCCTATAATAACACAAAAATCACAATTTGTTAAATCAACATACATTCCAGCATTACAATAAATTCCTTCTCCAGGAATTGTAAAACTTTGACCATGGTTATCAGCATTTGAAAACTTAACGTGATAAACTAATTTAGAAGCAGTCTTAGAACCATCCGCTTCGTCATAAATTTTTATCTCAGCGTCAGCTGCACTTGCTTGACCATAAACATTCATGATTCTAGCTTTAGTGATAGTAGTTGCAGTTGTCTTAACATACTTCTGCGCTAAACCATCTGTCGTTATAGGTATAGTTTGTCTAACATTTGATGTTATTGCCATAATTTTTATCTCCTAATTTTACCTAGGCTCCCGAAGGAGCCTAGAATAATATTATTATCTTTGTTGGATAGTTTGTATCCAATCTGTTGCTACTTGATTAGCGTTAGTACCTTTGTTTTCTATGAAAACTTTTAGTTCTAAAGCTATATCATCAGGAACAGTTGATGCTGCTTGCGTTCCAACACAATTACCGTCTAAGTAAAGTTTATACTGAGCCGATGTTTGGTTATTTTCCGTACCTGCAGGTTGAAAATGAAAACCTAATCTAACAGAGTTAGATGGGATTTCAAATTGAGTTGCAGATTGAGTTGGTATGCTAGAGTCAGCTATAGCGTAAGTACTTCCAGCTGCACTGTCTTTCATATCAAAAGATACACCAGCACCATTCTTCCTAGATAGGAATTGAATAGTTGTAGTGTCTTCTAAGTGAGAAAAACCAATACAGTCAGTTGGTACAGTTGCTGGATCAACAAATGCATTGTCAGCAAAGCCAACAAAAATGTTTCCATCGCTAACATCAGATACAGCAATTCTAGTTTCATACCACCATTGCTTACCAGAGTTATAGTTCCAGACTTCTTTACCAGAAAGACCAGTGATTTCACCAGCCGCTGGAGCATCATCTCCAAGTCTTAACCATCCGCCAGCATAATCTACTAATTGATAGTCAGATCCACCACCAGATGTTACATCCCAATCAGCTGAATTATAATGAAGCCAGTCGTTTTGATAAGCGACTTCTTGATTATAACCGCCAGTAATTAGGGGTTGTTTGATACCACTAAACAAGGATGTTCCACCTTGCTTACCTCTAACGTTTGTTACGCCAGTTGAAAAGTGTGTAGTCATATTAATCAGCGCCTCCTTGCGCCAGTTACTCTTACTAAGAAAAGAGCAACCAATTTATGATTTATTTATCTTAGTGGTACTTTTATATGCTATATTTGAGTGGAGTGCAAGAGATCCTGTGATGAAGTGCTAATTTCAATGATGTAGCTTTTATATATTAAGTGGCTACTGACACTTCTGGAGCTGAATTAATAATTGCATTTTCTCTATCTGCAATTCTAGCTTCTTCCAGCTTAATCAAAGTGATGACTTCTCTAATTTTGTCATCAATTCTGACCATGTTGAGAGTATATTTACCTTCGTTAAGGTGTTCCTGCTCCCAGCTCAACTCCAAGGACTTTTTTTGTTTGTATAGGTCCTCGATCATTTATAACCTCCTCATAGGTTATCCATTTACGACTTTTGTCATAAAATCCCGTTGTGTCCCACTTTACACTATTTTCTCCCAACTTGTCAACTATAGCATTCTCTATAGATTGGGCACTATCTTCAGCTTTAACAATGAAGGTAGTTCTGTAGCCGTAGGCAATAATGATTACTTTGAAGTCTCTCATAGTCTAATTTCTTACTTTATGTAGAAAATGTGGCGGTTTTTAGGCCGCCACACTTTAATTAATTACGCACCTTCTACGCCAAAGATACCTCTAGGGTCAGATACTCCAAATGAGTATCTTTCTCTAGCTTTGTATCTAACGTTTCCAGTATCGAAATCGCCTTCCATTGCTGTAGACAATGGAGATCTAACGAACATTTTCATGCCGTTAGGAACATCAGTGATGATGTACCAAGAGTCAGCGTCAGTTAGGTAGTTGTTCACTCTGTATCCTTGAGGAATCATACCCATTGAGTTGACAGCGTTGATATCATTATCAGCTGTACCAGTTCTGCCTTGAGACTTCATTAATCTCTCTGCATTAAATTGGTTTTCAGGTGGAACAATCATTTTAACACCTTTTGCTGCGATTAAAAGACCTCTCTCATCAGTCATTTCTCCAATATCGATTAGAGATTGTTCTAATGAAGTTTCATTTAAGTCAGCTTGAGTTGCTAATGTGTTCGCAAATGATCCACTTAATGTAGTGTGCGCCGTGTTAAACAAAGAAACACCATCACCAGAATCAAAGGCATCCGTTGAAGGAAGACCATTGATTAATGGAGCTGCTGCTTTAACTTGTTTAGCGTTCGCCATAGATCTAGCTAAAGCTTTTGTATATCTAGAAGCAAGTCTGTCGTAGAGGTTATCTTCGATAGCTTCTTCAGTTATAGCAAATGCTAATGCTACTGTCTCATGCGTGTAACGAGCTGTGAAAGTCTCTTGTGCATCATCAAATGATATGCCTTGACCTTCGCCCTTTACTTGTGCGTTTCCGAATCCTGATAACATTACTTCCTCTTCGAAAGCTCTGTCAGAAGATTCTACGTTGTAGATTTCAGCGTGTTGGTTTTCGTATCGCTTGTATTCCAGTCCGAATAAGGCATTCAAACCTGGCTCAAGCTCTTTTACTAATTGTGCTCGTGATATTGCCATGTGTTATTCTCCTTATACGTCTCTTAGGAATTGATTAGCCCTGTTGTTCATAACTACTACAACATCGCAACCTGCGGCTGCTACGTCTTCCTGATTTGGTACTTCTGCAGTACGAATCATTCTCCACATATAGCCATCATTGTCTGATGTCGAATAGTTTAGAGTAGCAGTAGACTGACCTGATACACCAGCTCCACCATTGTTCTGATTCATTCTAATTACTAAGCAATCAGATTGAAACGTTGCCAATGATGTCATTGTTGCATCGGATCTTACCATGTACTCTTGAAACGGGTTATCATTAACGAATACCCAACCATTGCTGTTACCTGTATTTGGGTTTGTTGCGAAAGTCTGACTCGCTGCTACAGAATTTGACCATGTAGGTTTACTTGTAGTTCCATCAACGTAAAATACGCCGTTTGAAACTCCTACACATACTTCTGGAGTAGTTGTGTCAGCATCCCAAGAAGCTCCACCTGTTCCACCATCGTCCATAGTAGCCGGGGCTAAACTTTGCATGTAGCCGTCGTCACCTGAACTGTCTTGTGGTCCAATTGGTTCGTTCTTAAGGATTCTCACGCCCAAACCTGAAAGGATCTGATATTTAGATTGCCCTTGAGTTGCTGGTACATTACCAAGCGTCTCAATAGCTCTAAAACCATACCCTGTTGTACTAGTGTTAGCCATAGTTTGTCGTTCTCCTAAATGTTCATAGTATCACCTATGAACGGGTTATTATTAAAATCGATAGTAGGGATTAACCCACGAATTCCTAATTAGGACTTCTTTGTACCACCGAATGTTACACGAGATTGTCGATCAACATTGATCGGCATACTCTTATGCTGCTCTCGCATCAGATCGTTTGTTACTGCTTCATCTAGACCATCAGCACGTCTTTTGACGTAATCAGTTCTAGCTTGTGCGATCTCTTGAGTTACCTTCGCAAGCAAAAGGCCACCAACGCCGATCATCCCCTTGTATTTTCCCGAGTCTATGACTGGGAAGTCAGAAGCGTTTTCGATTTCTTCGGCTCTTACTAATTCATAACCAGATCGTAAACGACCTTGTATGTT